GCGACCCGGCAGGAATTACAGCCCCCTCCAGCCTCTCGACCAGGCGGTTCAGGTAGAACTGGGCTTTCTTCAGGTCTTCGAGCGTGTGGCCCTTGTCCCGCCTGATGTACTTCAGGACGTTGAACAGGTAAGCGTTCTTGTCGAACCCCCACGCCTCAGCCACCTTGATAACCTCATACGGGTCGTCCTCGCCGCCGTAGTGAGCGGGGTGCTCCACCATGTCAGTCACAGGTTCTCCTTGCTTCTGCCAGCACGAGCCGCACACGAACCGGCGACCGTACGTCTTCTTTGGCCGGAACGGGCTACGGCACTGCTGGCACTTTCGCTGTCGCATTATTCTGCCAGTGCCTCGTACGTCTGATCTGTCAGGTACATTACCTGGCTCTGGCTCAGCCCGTTCTCGCCGGCGTAGCGCGATATCACCTCGGCAATCAGGACCCAGCGGTAGCCACGGTCAGGGAAGATCTCAGCTATCTCGATTCGCCGAGCCTCGACCGCCTCCTCGTCCGTCGCGCGCTGGAGGTAGGCGAACTGGAAGCTCTTGCTCTTACCCATACCGTCTGCAACGCCGCTGGCCTGGAGCGTATTCCTAGCTGGGCGTAGACTGTGCTGTACAGAGACAGGAGGCCCCGTGGCTGTAGAGGAACCGCTGTTCGCGCTGGAGTTCCGTCCCACTCCGCCGCCCCCGCCGCCCACGATGGTCATCCGCAGGAATGGATACGAGATTCCCATCGTTATGCCAGAGGACCACGCCTTCGAGCTGTACCTGCTGCTCAAGGCCCACTTCGAGGGAGACGACAGCCTGTGAGCAAGAGGCTACTCATGCGCGATGCCGAGTTCATCCGCGTGTTCCACGAGTTCGGGTTCTCCCAGCGCCAGCTCGCACGTGAGTACAGGCGGCACACCGACACGATCCGGAGCATCCTGCACTACAGCAGTCACAACCCTGACAGCGGCTCCCCTAACGGAGGGCACCGGAACAAGAACCGGAAGCTGGAAGACGAGCACGTGCGCTTCGTCAGGCTGCGGGCAACGGAAGGTCAGGGAGAGCAGAAGATCTCCATGGGCCTGAAGGAAGTCTTCAGCGTCGAGGTATCCAGGTCCACGGTACGCCAGGTGATGCAGGGGATCACGTACCAGGATGTGGTCTAGATGCCGAAGTGGATAGAGTCCGCCGACCGCAACACCTCCTGCTCCCGCTGCCACGCCCAGATCGCCATCGGCCAGAGGTTCTACTACCTGCGCCGTGGAACCTACCTGTGCGAGCTAGACGGCTCGATGGAACCTGAGGTGCCCGAGGTAGGCGAGGTTGAGGCCGGGGTTCTCGCTGATCTTGCCGCGCTTCCCCCAGAGGCGTCCGAGCGCGCGATAGCCAAGCTTGCCCTTCACAATGCCCGCCGGATCGACAACGGGGACGTGGCCGACCGCGACATAGCCCCCTTGTACAAGGAACTCCGGCAGATGATTTCGCAGCTCAAGCTCGACTACCCGCCCACCCCTGAGGACGATACTACTGAAACAAGCCGCAAGCGGCGGGCACGACTGCTTATGCTAGACGGAGAGATGGAGGGCTAATGCGAGAGCTTTACAGTGACTTCCTTATGCCGGCGGCGGTGACCGCGCAAGGAGGCCCGGTGGCGTGGAACTACGAGGCCATGAGGCGCACTGCCGCACGGCGCATCTACCTGAAGGCAAAGGTGAGCACAGAGGCAGCGATAGCGCTCGCTGAAGCTTCTCCTTACCCAGAGGGGGTTAAGCTCGGGATCAGGAAGCAGCTCGCCAACACCCAGGAAATCACCCTGGGGCAGGTGCAGATCCTCCTCGGCTGGGCAGCCCGCCGCGCACAGCACACCGGCCGAGAGCGATGAGATACCCCGGTGGCCTGAAAGCTGAGGCCAAGCTAGCCGTGGCGCTGCAATGGAGCCTCGTGCTAGGCGGCAGTCACATGAAGTGGTACGACCCGCAGGGGAAGCTGAGGGTTGTGACATCGATGACACCTAACGGGAGCAGGCGCGGGGTAATGAACGCTAAGGCTGACCTGAGGCGATGCGGGGTAAGGGCATGAAGAAGTTGTCTCCCGGGACAGCCGGCTGGATTTCGGTAGGAGCGGTCGTAGTCACCGCCGAGCTACTAGACTCCAAGACCATGAGCGAGGCGTTCCGTGAGGCATCCAGGCACCCGATAGCAGGCCCGATCGTGATCACCGTATGGGGAGTTCTCACTGCTCACCTGCTCGGGTTCCTTCCGCCTAAGTACGACCCTTTCAAGCGAGCCACTAGCCACGTACCCAGGCGGCGAACGCTGTTATGGCGGGCAGCGCCTGGTCTGAGGAAGATGACCAGGTAATCCGCGACAACGCCGGAATCCCCGTCAAGGTGCTCGCGGACAAGATAGGCCGCTCGGTAAACGCGGTGTCCCAGCGGCGCACGCGGCTGCTGCACGGCCGGCCTAAGGTAGAAGGCGCTGAGTACGACGAGCGCCCCTCGGGCTGGTACTCGGAGAGGATAGGAACGCTGCTCTTGCACTACCAGGACGCCTACCAGAGCTGGAAGCACTTCCACGGGTACACGGAGGTAAAGCACGTAGACACGGGCACGGACGGGTGGACTACCCTGTTGTGCCGGAGGGACGCGAATGCCTAGGTACTACGATTACGAAGATGACCGGCCGCGCGTCGGCCACCCGAGTCCCGGCGAGTACCACTCGGTCGTTAAGCCCATCGGCCAGCCCGGCGAGCCTGAGCAGTTCTACTGGAGCCTTTACTTCAAGGGCGAGAAGGTCAACGGCGGACTTTCCGATAGCGAGTCAGAGGCCATGGCCAGGGCGAGCCAGTACAAGTACGACCACCACCGCGCGCTGTTCCTGAACAGGTACGTATTCGACCAGGAGTCCTGCCGGTGGATTGACCGGGAATCCCTGAATATCTAATTGTGCTACTATACGGTGTATGGTTGCCGCTGTCATTGACTACGAAGAGGAAATCTTCGGAACTCAGGAGCCGCGCCTTTGGACAGCTCCCGACAGGCACCGTTCAGAGACTGACGGCTGCCGCTCCTGCGCCGTAACAGAGGACGGCCTTGGCGGAATAGGCTGCGGGAATTACCTTGCCACGGAAATGCTCGACTGGTGCCGTGGCTTCGGGTACAAGCCCGACCCGTGGCAAGAATGGGTCATGTACGAAGCTTGCGGCACGCGGCCTAACGGCAAGTGGGCCAGCTTCGAGAATGACCTGATTGTCTCCCGCCAGAACGGCAAGGGCACGATCCTCGAAATGCGTGAGCTGGCCGGCATGTTCGTGCTGGGCGAGGAACTGATCATCCACACCGCCCACGAGCTGAAGACCGCGCAGGAGCACTTCCGCCGCGTCGTGCAGACGATCGAGAACTACCCGGCCCTGTCCCGGCGGCTCAAGGGCAAGCCCCGCGCCTCTCACGGTGAAGAGGCCATCGAGCTTATATCCGAGCCCACGCTGATTTTCGGCTCCGGTCGCAAGCGCGTGCTCAAGCCGGTCAGCCCGCGTCTTCGCTTCCTGGCCCGCTCTCGCGGATCTGCTCGGGGATTTACCTGCAACTGCCTTATCTACGACGAGGCCATGATCCTGTCGGCTGAGGCTGTCGGTGCCTCTATGCCTACCATGGCTGCCGTGCCCAACTCCCAGATGTGGCTTACCGGCTCGGCCGGAATGGAAGACTCTGAGCAGCTTGCGCGCTCGCGCCGCCGTATCGTGCACAACACCAAAGACCTGTTCGGCGCTGAGTGGTCGATCCGGCCCCACCTGGTTACCTGCCCTGTAGACCGCGAGAACGGGCGGCTGACGAACAACTACGTCACCTGCCAGGAGCACGACGACCGCGACGACCCGCGTGCATGGGCCAGGGCTAACCCCGCATTCGGCTACCGGCTGTCGGCTGAGTTCACCAAGAACGAGATGGCGACGCTGGCTATTGTCGAGTTCGACCGTGAGCGCCTGGGCGTCGGCCAGTGGCCCGCAGAGGACGAGGCGTGGCGCGTAGTCAGCGAAGACCTGTTCAAGAGCCTGTCGCTGGAGAACCCCGGCAACATCCCGGCAGGCGGCCAGATCGCGTTTGCCCTGGACGTTGACGAGGACGCCGCTAACGCGTCGATCGGCGTGAGCTGGACCCACAAGGACGGCTTCCTGATGATGGAGATTCCGAAGAACTGCTCTCGCCCGGGTACCAACTGGGTCGTGGAGCGCCTGGAAGAACTCGTGAAGAAGTACCACCCGCTGGCGATCGTGGCTCCCAGGAACGGGCCTGCGGCCGGCCTCGGGGACGACCTTGAGAAGCTGTGGCCGAAGCACCACAAGTTCGGGTCCAGGCTGATTCGTACGGGGCCTGCTGACGAGGCTGCGGCGTTCGCGTGGTTCGTGCAGCAGTGCAAGGACGAGAACAAGCCACTGAGGCACCTGGGGGAGAAGAAGGGGTACAAGCTCTGGCACGCGGTGGGAACGGCTGAGAAGCGCACTGTGGGCGACGGAGGAGAGACCTGGAGCCGCCGGGACAGTACCACCGACATCACGCCGGCTACGGCATGCAACCTCGCGGCCTGGGGGCTGAACAAGAAGCGCCGGAACTACGACCTGCTCGCGTCGGTGCGCTAAGCCCAGAATATTGCCTTCAAGCCGACCCCCAGGAGCAGGAGAGGGAGCGCGACGGGCCAGAGCCATACCACGATTCGCTCCCACCACAGCACGTCTCCTATCCGCAGGAAACCGTTGCCGAAGAATACGCCCATGACGTAGAGGACAGAGATCGGCAGCATGAACCACCAGGACCAGTGCATGTCATTCTCCGCGCCGCCGAACGAGAACCGGACTGTACTGCTTGATCCAGTCATTGAGGCTCTGGCGGGTGGCCATGCCCGGATTGGTGTAATACTGATTCTTGTTCGGGTCATCGATAGAGCGCGCGATTAGTTCGCTGCGAGGGTGCATATGGTCGTTAAGGACCACCCACTCGCTACCAGTGCTGTCCCGGTAAACGTCCCCGAGCTGCGGGTCGATCGCGGCTTCCAGGATGTCCACGGGCAGGTAGAACTTCACGCCGTCAGAGTCCCGGCGAACCCACGCGCCGGTAGTGCCTGAATCGGAGACCACCGTGCCGGCTGTGGTACCTGAAATCGTGACCTTGGCGTCTTTCTTGAACATGGCTTCCTCGTTTTTCAGTGGTGGCAGCTTAGGAGCCTCCAAGCCGCCCGCGTCGATAGCTGCTCGGTAGTAGGTTTCGTAGTCCGGGTACCCTTGCCGCCGGGCGAACTCTGTTAGGCCGTTGCCGAAAGGGGTATACCTCATGCCTGGTACAACACGAGTTCGTAGTCAAACTATTCCTGTGGAGCTGCACGGAGTTGAACCGTGGTCCGGGTGGCCTCCGCATGCGGCCTTACCACCAGTCGAAACCTTCCAGCCCCTTGAAGGACAGGCACGCCGTTGTGCCCGTCCCTTGTATCTTAGCGGCTACTGGCCGGCGACGAATACGACCTTGCCGGAATTGCCCCAGTTAGCGCCGTTCGAGTCAAGCTGCTGCACTGTCACCGTGTACGTGTGGCCCGTCGAGAGCCCAGAGTACACCGCGCTTTCGACCGGCACGATGTTGGAGACGTTGTTGAAGTTCGGCCCCAGGATCGTGCACCGCCACTGGCCAGGCGTGATCGTGGACTGCCAGGTGACCGTCTCCCGCGTCGGGGCATTCGCTACAGCGTGACCGCCCGACAGGACGGGAGCCGGAGGCTGTGAGCCGTACAGCGCCTGCATCTTCGCCTTGTACGAGATGTACTCAGGCTTAGCGTTGCCGTTGCCGTCGAGCATGTCGAGCGCGCCGTCTTCCGACGAGATCGTGAACTGCACCGCCGCCCACAGCCGCGAGCCCGGCCCGTTCGGGGCGAACATGTGCGTCATCGCACCCATGTAGAAGTCGGTCCACGACTGGCTGTTGTTGATGGACGAGCCGTTGACGATGGTGTCGTTGTACTCGCTGTCTACGAGCTTGATTTCCTGCGCGAGCGGGAAGCCGTTGCTGTCGTTCAGCCCGGCGAACGTGGTGTTGATCGCGGACTGAACCTGGTCGTAGAAGCTGCCCCACGAGTCGATGCGCGCCTGCGCGTGTGCCTGCGTGTCGTTCTCGCCCGGGGTGACCAGGTATGTGTGGCTGGAGATGAAGTCCGGTACGTAGTCCCGGTTGTTGCCGTGGGACGTGTAGCCGTTCTTGCAGTTGGTGAGGAACGTCTGCATGTCGGTCACCTGGTCCGGCACGTAGCTGTTCGCCCACGCCGGCCCGCCGACGAAGATCGTGTACCCGAGTGAGCGGGCGTACGCCTTCAGGGC